TACATTTGCTGCTGGAGCAAGTTTTGGTACAGTTACAATTACAGCAACAAATTCGGTTTCAATGGCAAAAGTATCTGGAACTTTTCCAGGTGGCATGACCTTGAACAGTGGATCAGGTTCGTCTACACTTACAGGAACGGAATCTGGTTCTACAGCTAACACAACATTTACTTTTACAATTCGTGCAACTGACGCTCAAGGACAGACTGCGGATCGTGAGTTTACAATATCAATAACAGTAGGAGCAACTAGCTCTATGGGATTCAACTAGGATAATATTATGGCAACAACTTATTTAAATCATACACAATCATCAGCTACCAGTGATAAAAAAGGTACATTTTCTGCTTGGGTAAAAGTAAATGATGCTGCAAATCTTGCAGTTTTTAGTGGACATACAGATAGTAGTAATCGTGTTGCTTTATATTTTTCTGAAACACTTCGTATTTATGGTGCTATAGGTGGTTCTCAATCTTTATATTTTATTACTAATAGAGTGTTTAGAGACGTTAGTGCTTGGTATCATATAGTTATTGCTTGGGATACTACACAAGGAACCGAGGCAAATAGATTTAAAATTTATGTTAATGGAGTACAAGAAACTTCTTTTGCAACTGCTGTATATCCACCACAAGATGCTGATGTATATTGGAATAAAGGTACAACTTCTTTAGTAGGTGCAAGGTTTGTATCAGCAATACAAAATTACTTTGATGGACAAATGTCTCATGTTGCATTTGTAGACAGTACACAATTAACACCAAGTACATTTGGTGAAACAGATTCAACTTCAGGTATATGGAAATGGAAATCTATTACAGGAGTTACTTGGGGCAATAATGGTTTTAATTTAAAATTTGAAAATTCTGGTAACTTAGGTTTAGATAGTTCTGGTAACTCAAACACATTTACAGTTAACGGAAATGCTACAAAAAATATAGATAACCCGTCAAACAATCATTGTACTTGGAATCCTTTAGCTTCTAAAGCAATAGGTACTGTTAGTTGGACACTTAAAGATGCTAATACTAATTTTGATCCTACATCAAACACAAATCAATTTACTACAGGAACTATTTGTCCAGAAAAAGGAAAATGGTATTGGGAAATGAAAAGTGTTCAAGGTAGTGCTACAGATTGGCCAGATATAGGTATTATGTTTACAAAAAATATTTCAACACACATGGCTGCTACAGGTAATCCACAACATAATTTTTCATATACAACATCACTTCAATCAAATGGAACTAGGTGGGTGATGGGCACTCAATCAGTAGGTTGGGTTTCAGGTTATGCAAATGGTGATATAATTAGAATTGCAGTAGATGTTGATGCAGGAAAACTTTGGTGGGGTAAAAATAATGCATGGCTTGAATCAGCAAATCCTGCTTCTGGAGTTAATGCACACGCAGCTTGGACAGCAGGTACCTCTATTACTCCATGGGTAGAACAATATAATGCTGGAGAAATTCAAGCAAACTTCGGTAATGGATATTTTGGTACTACAGCTATAACTTCTGCAGGAAGCAATGGCAATGGAAGTTTGTTTGAATATGATGTACCATCAGGATATTACGCATTAAATACAAAAAATATTAACACTTATGGATAAAAATTATGGCATACGCAACAATATCAAAACCTAGCTTACACTTTAATACACTTACTTACGGTGGAAACGATGCAAGTGGTAGAGCTATTACTGGTGTGGGTTTTCAACCTGATTGGTGTTGGTTTAAAGATAGAAGTAATGCTGTAAATCATAGTATATTTGATTCAGTAAGAGGTGTTACTAAAAATATAGTTTCAAACACTAATGCTGCAGAAAGTACATCTGCACAAGGATTACAGGCTTTTGGAACAGATGGTTTTACATTAGGGAGTGACGGAGATGTAAATGGTAATAATAATAATTATGCAAGTTGGAACTGGAAAGCAGGAACAACATCAGGAATAACAACAACTGGTTCTACTATTACACCATCAGCTTATTCTTTTAATGCAACAGCAGGATTTTCTATAATTAAATATAATGGAAATTCTGGTGGGTCTGGTTATAGTGCACTTATTCCACACGGTTTAGGAGTTGCGCCAAAATGTGTAATTGTAAAACAATTAAATCACGGTACAGAAAATTGGGGAATTTATCATGATGGTTTAAATTCTGGCAGTAGTCCACAGACAAAAACTATTTTTCTAAATAAACAAGATGACGAATACGGAGCAACGAACATGTGGTATGATACAGCTCCAACTACAGTTAATTTTTCAGTTGGTACAAATGATATAGTTAATAATACAAGTGCAGATTATATAGCTTACTGCTTTGCAGAAATAAAAGGCTATAGTAAGTTTGGTTTTTATAAAGGAAACGGAGTTGACGATGGTGCATTTGTTTACACTGGATTTAAACCTGCTTTTCTTATGATAAAAAATACTTCTTCAAATTCTACTAAATGGACTATTTGTGATAACAAAAGAGAAGGGTTTAACGCAAAAAACTACAGATTATTTGCAAGTGAAACTGATGCTGAAAGCACATCTAATGCTTGGGAAATGTATTCAAATGGTTTTAAAATGACAACTACAGGTTCATTTGTAAATGCAGCTGGATCAAACTATATATATTTAGCTTTTGCAGAAGAACCATTAGTAGCAAACGTAGGACAAAGTATACCGGCAACGGCAAGATAATTATGAGTAGTATATTAAAAGTAGATACAA